GGCGGGCGCCGTGACGTCGACGTCACGCGAGGAGTTGGACAAAACCATCAGCAAAGCGATCGCCCAGGCGCGCATGCTCGGGTTGGCAGAGTTCGCAGCGTCCCTGGTGGACGTGGCCCTGGAATCCTTGGACGGGTTTAAGGAAATCACCGAGTAAGTAACGCAGGGGGCGCAAGCCCCCTGTCCGCCCACTACCCGAAAGGATCGCACCATGAGTACGTCAGACAAAGCCACACGCGACACCGCGCACGCCACCGCCAAAGCTATCCGCGACACGGCGCGCGCCGCACTCGCTAACCTGCATGACGCACAGCAAGCGCTGCTAGATTGTCCCGAAGTTTGCACGCGCGCCAGGGTCAACGTCATACTTGACCTAGACCGCGTCATGCGGTCCGTGTCTCACGCTTTGGCAAAGGCCGAGGTGTCCGCCGAGGACACGATCAACCATTCCTACTTCGGCTAACCTCATGCGCGGCGATCGCCGCGCATTTCGTCATAGTAGTCTGACCGCGCGAGAGTGGGAGCGTGAGAGAGCGTGGCAGCGGGGCGGCGAGGGCACCGGCATCTAACGCTTAGACCGCAGCGGGCGGGGCACCGGCATCTAACGGGTAGATCACTATGACAATCTAATCCTTAGAAGGCGATCTAATCTTAGATGCCCCCAGGTCCAACCGCTCACCGCACACTGGTGAGCGTAACCGCAAAACGGCACGCTGTCAACAGCCCAGGACCATGTAACGCTGAAACTTTTTTCGCGTCGATGTAACGCCGCGCGCGTTACATGCTCCAAATTTGTAGTTTTACCGATTTGAGTTGTAGTTTTATCAAAGATTGACGTTTTTGGCCCGTCAGCATAGGGGGTAACCCGTAAGAAATGCATGTAGCAGTAGTAGTAGTAACCCTATAAAATAAATAAATAAAGAGCATGTAACGCTGAAACGCGGTTTTTAGTGAACGGCGCCGAAAATCCGTTTTTTCGGGTACCAGTTCTCCAAAACATTTTCTCTGTATGCCAAAAACAGGTCTCACATTCTGGTTTTACGCGCATACTACCCTGGAGCCCCGTTTCACCGTTACACCCCGCCAAATCGCAACGATTTTAACGATTATGTAAGTGCCCCCTAACGTCACATCCCAACATTCACGTCATTTCCGCGTAACGCCAACCCCCCTGCGCCCGTTACGCCCATTTCGTTACATCGACCCCCCTCCGCGTAACAGCGTTACATCCCCCTCGTTAACCCTTACGTTTTCGTCTACCCGCTCACCGCGCACTGGTGAGCGTACCCGCGAAAGCCCCTGCTGTCAACCCCTTTTTAATCTTTTTTCCCTTTACATTTGTCAAGCTCCGTTTCCTCGTTTCGGACCCCCTACACTTGACATTTGTCAATCATCTAATCTTAGATGCCTTTACATTTGTCAAGCCACCTTAATCCCCTCAACCCTCGTATACTTGACGTTTGTCAAGCCTCCACCACTCCCCACCCCCACCACTATGACGTCCCTCCCCGACCCCCGCCTCTCCGCCGTTCTCTCCACCCTTGCAGATCTCGCCGCTTCCTCTCCCCGCTCCCGCCACGCCGACCGCGACGCCTCCATCCTCGCCCTACTCCGCCAGGGTTTCACCTATGCCGCCATCGGGGATCGGTACGGCATCAGCCGACAGCGCGTAAAACAGATCGCGCTTCGCCACGGAATCACCTCCAAACAGGCCCGTGCTGTGCTGCGAGACCGACTCCTAAACACTTGACAAATGTCAAGCTTTCAGGCATAATAAAGGCTCAGTTGGAATTCGCCCACAATTCCCACCCCGAGTGACAGTCGTGTGTGCAGTGCCTAGCGGCGCTGCCCTTCGGTGGCCCTGACCCTAGCGGGCAGGCAACGTAGCGTTCTTTTACAACCCATCCGGCCAGTCCGCCATCTAAGATTAGATGTTCCAAACATCTAAGCAACAGGTAGCGGGCACACCAAACCGCCGCTGCTATAGAAGCAGAAGCACCATAGGCAGACAGCATGAGAAGACCATGGTGGACGATTCGGCGGGTTTGGGTATGCCTCTGTGTGTCCGCGTCGTCGACACACATGCACACGACTGCGGCACAGGATGCGTGCCCCGCTATGCGGGACTACGCCGAGTGCCTATACGTTGCGTAACGTACCCAACCCTGCGGGATCCGCACACCCACGCCATGCCATGACCCCTCCCTGTGCGAGAAGGCGTCCGGTAGCCAGTCCGGGACATCAAGTGGAGTAGCGCCATAGGCCAGAGCCAAGCGCGCGAAAGCAAGATGTCAAGCCAACGCAAGGTGCCGAAGCCCCCGTCTAATCTTAGATGGGGGTGGGGCGGGAACCTATGCCGGGAAACCGGTATGTTCCCTTGGTAGTGGAGCCGCAGCAATGCGGGAGATGCCACTACGACAACCCCTATCGCACCAGACAAACCCAAGCACGTACGCCAAAACGTAAGTAGGGATCCGGGCCCAACACATAAGCCCGGGCGAGACTACTGGCAGTTCCCGAGAAATCGGGGGCTATCTCATGCGCCCCGTATCGGACGCATGAACCTAGCCTAAAAGGAAAAACCATGGATACAGCACTTGCCCGTCGCGTCATTCGATCGCTCACGCCCTATGCGTTCTCGCTTGAGGATGTTGCGTTCGCTAAGCAGTTGTTCTCCACGCTCACGGGGGACGAGTTCAAGCCCCTGCGGGATGCGCCGATCGAGGTCGTCACGACCGAGCACGAGAACGACACGCTCAACATCGGTGCGTACTGCATGCAGGCTACCTTGGAGGAGATCAAGACTGTGGCCGGGCCCCGGTGGGGCAAGGTGTTCAGCGTGAGTACGTTCGAGCAGATCCCGGCTACGTACGACGAGCCCGGGGATGTAGTGGACTCCCCCGTCGGGGACTCCGACCACCTGTACGGGGCGCTGAACCTGATCGCCCTGCACGAGATGCAGCAATACCTCAAAGCCGCGCGGTATTCGATCGCCGTGCCCCGCTGACACATCTAATCTTAGAAGGAGAAAACCATGCGAACCACCAACCGAGCCATCCTGCAACGCAAGTGGGACAACCTGCGCAAGAACAAGGAGTCGATGGAACGACTTATCTTGGAACTCATGGCGAACCCCGCCACCGAGCCCGAGCATCTGGCCCAAGCGCATGCCATGTACGCCAACATCACGATACAGATCAGCGAGATCAGCGTTCGTGTGAGCAACGCCATGCGAGGCGTAGGGGAGAAAAGTTCGACGTACGCCTGTGTCTGCGGGTGCACCGAGCCACCCATTAAACCGATCGACCACCCGTCCGTGTACGAGTCATGCCCCAACTGCGGCATGGTGTGAAGGAGCAAGCATGAACACACCCCTGTGCCGCATCTGCGGCTATGAGATCGACCCGCCCGAGCGAGCGCGCATCAAATCCATCTGTCTGGACTGCGGTGACAAGGCCGCAAGGCAGGAGCGCAAGGGGTGGTGCATCCTCACGCCTCACAAACAAGGGGCGATGTTCTTCACCGCCGAGCATGCCCGTGAGGCAGCGCGAGGTATCAACACCAAGTATCAACCCGTGTAACCCACCATCTAATCTTAGATGCCACAACCCAAGGAGAAAACCATGAACACCTATGCAGCAATGCAACTTCACATCGACCGCCATGCATACAAGCGCGGGGCGAACAAAGGCGCTGCTCCGCTCGATGCCTCACGTCGTAGCCGCAACCACGAGACGGTGCGCAAACTGGCTAACGGCAACATGGCCGTGCGCTTCCACCAAACCGACGTGCTCGTCGTCCAACCCGACGGTACGTTCACCATCAACTGCAACGATTGGTTCGACTCCTCCACTACACGCGCGTGCATCAACGACGCGTTTCGCAAATTCTTCCCCTTCGGTGCGTCCGTCTACAACGCAAGCAAGTTCAGCAAGACGCAAAAGGTCGTGTGCATCAAGGGCGCGGAGTACCGCTACTATGACGGGATCACGTTCGATGCAGAGGGCAAGATAACCTCCGAACTCAAGCCGTTCGAAGCTAAACGCATCGACAAGAGCGAGACCAAGGCGTTCCACAACGGCATGGTGGAGTCCGGGTTCAAGGATATGTTCAAGCTGCTGCATGCCACGATCACACCCGAGCATGAAGGCGTGTCGACCCCCATCCGAGGCGCCCGAGGGTATCCCTCATGGCTGCGCGATTCGCTGACAGACAAAGACTGTGCGGACGTGTGGCCCAACATCGTGCGTCAGTTTGCGTTTGGGACGAACTACGACTGGACCCTCAAGGGGTGGGTCGATGCCAAGCTCACGCCCCAAGAGACATGGGCCAAGCTCATGACCACTGCAAAGGAGGATCTGTACGAAACAGTCATCGCCAAGTAAACCCGCTGTAAGTCAACACATCAACAATCCAGTTTCCCATCTAATCTTAGAAAGCCAATCATGCGTACTCTCAAAGTCAATCTGAATCAAGCTGCTTCCGTCATCCGTGCCGTTGGCACCACCAACACCGTGATCCTGCGGGGTCAACCCGGGGTAGGCAAGTCAGCAATCCTGACCATGCTCGCCAAGGAACTGCCCGACTACATCCCGTGCTACATCGACGTAGCCAACCTCGACCTGGGTGACCTGGGCATGCCCGTGATTGACCGTGAGACCATGGTTACCAACTACGCACCAAACGCCCGCTTCGGGCTGAGCCGGACCAACAAGCGCCCCCTGCTCATCATGCTCGACGAGTTGGGCAAGGCGTCCCGCCCTGTGCTCAACATGCTGCTGCCCCTCGTCAACGAGCATCGCATCGCTGACGTGGCGCTGCCCACGGGCTCCATCGTGCTCGCAACGACCAACCTCGACACCGACGGTGTGGGCGACAACATCCCGGCACATGCCTACAACCGCATGACTGAACTCGTGATCGCCAACCCCACTGCGGACGAATGGCTGCACTGGGCGTCGGACAACGACATTGCCCCCGAGATCATGGCATTCGTCAAGCAAAACCCCGAGGTGATGACGTGCTACACCGACCTCCCCGCCAAGGACAAGAACCCGTACATCTTCAATCCGTTGACGGGCAACACTCGCACCTTCTGCTCGCCGCGTTCGCTTGAGCGTGCGTCGTACATCACCAAGCAGCGTGGCGCTTTGGGCGACGCATTCCTCCCTGCCCTGGCGGGCACGATCGGAGAGTCTGCGGCGCAACTCATGGTGGCCCTGGTCAATCTAGCTGACACGCTGCCCCTGTACGAGAACATCGTCAAGGATCCGCATAAGACCAAAGTCCCCAAGGGAGATGCAGTGGGTGCCATGTTCATCCTGGCCTTCATGCTTGCCAACCGAGTGAGCGAAGACGACCTCGATGCAGTGATGGTGTACGCCGAGCGTATTCCCTCGTTCGAAGCTTACTCGCTGTTCGTCTCATCCCTGGCAGGCAATCGCTCCAAGGTGGGCATGGCATGCAAGAACCGCAAGTTCACCGCTGCCGCTGCGAAGTTGGGCAAGTATTTCTGAAGGGGCAGTGATGAGCCACTACAAACGACTGCGGACGAGAGACCAAGGCGAGGTCATCGTCGTGCCCTACATACCCGACGGGGCGTTGTCTCCGAAGTACCCGAGGTGCAACTTCTGCCTTGGCAATTCCGATTTCGAGCGCCCTGACACCGACCCGGACCAACTCTGCATAGATTTCGCGTGCGCAGTGCATCAAGGCATTGCTATCTACCGACACGAACTCCCCGAGTACCGGGCACGGCGCACGGTGGCAAAGATCAACAGCGCAGGAGAAGCCTGATGGGACGCTACAAGACCAGAGACACCGACGAGCGAGGCGAACTCATCCTCGTGCCCGAGATACCCGACCACGTGGCGACGGGCGGGGAAAGCATGAACTGCAACTTCTGCGTGTTCCACGAGAACCGAGATACGGGCGAGATCATGCGCAATCAGGTCGCCGACCGATGCGGGTACCCTGGACCCGGTGGGTGCAGGGAGAACTTTCTAGAGGATCGCATCTTCATCTACCGGCACGAGTTGCAAGAGTACAAGGCTCGCGCTCTCGTGGCGAAGATCAACCGTGCCCGGGAGCCAGAGCGTGTTGATAGTTGAACACCACCGCAACGGACAACGCCTTGTTCGCTTGCACAAAGAGTGGAGCCCTGCTCGCATCAGCAAGGCATACACCCCACCCCGTGCGTCACTGCCCGTCGGGCAAGACGCCTATCGTTTGCAAACTGCCTTCATAGGCAAAGGAGTCAAGTAATGGCTGAAGCATTTTGGTTCTTTACGGTATTGATCATGGCGCGACTTGCCAATGGCTACATCCCCGAGGGGGCACTCAGCGCGGCAATCGCCGTGGCCGCAGTGGTGTGGGTCATCAAGCGCGCTGACTGAACGTACAACCATCTAATCTTAGACAGGAGAAAGACATGGAACCCATTGATCGCATTCGCAAGGCGCACATCGCCATCATGCAACACAAGAAGGCGTGCGCCTTCGCAGGCATCCTGGCCTGCGGCAAAGTCGACATCACGACTGATGTGCCCACCGCTGCTACCAACGGTTGGGACGTGGCCTACAACCCCAACTTCATGAAGCAGCATCTGTCCACTGACCCGGAGTTGCGCTTTGTCGTGCTGCACGAGGCCGTGCACAAGGGCTACCGCCACCTGCACACGTGGCAAGACCTGCATGACGAGGATCCGCAGCTTGCCAACATTGCGGCAGACTATTTCGTCAACCTGTCTCTTGAGGACATGGACGCAGGCGAGGGGTTCATCCGCATGCCCAAAGTGGGCGTCAAGCCCGACGCCAAGTACCGTGGGTGGTCAGTCAAGCAAATCTTCGAAGACCTCAAGAAGAATCCTCCGCCTGAAGGTGGCGGGGGTGACGGGGGCGGTGATGGCGGTCTGGACTCCCATGACTGGGCTGATGCCAAGGACGGGGGTGAGGAGGCCAAGAAGGCTGCGCAAGCGCAAGCCCAGGAGATCGAGCGCGCTATACGCCAGGGCGAGATGCTGCGGCAGAAGGTGGCGGGCAAAGGCTCGGGCGGTGCTGACGGTGTGTTCGGTGAGATCTTGGCACCCAAGGTTGACTGGCGCAAGGCTTTGCGCGAGTTCATCCAAGAGACGTGTCAGGGGCGCGACGAGTCCACATGGCGCAAGCCCAACCGCAGGTTCCTGGCTGACGACGTGTACATGCCCTCGATGCAGGGCATCACTATGACGGAGTTGGTCGTGGGGTTCGACACGTCGGGCTCGGTGTTCGGCAGTGACGAGATGACGCGCTTCGTCTCCGAGATCAAGACCATCATCGAGCAGGTCGCCCCGGCCAAGACCCACGTGATCTATTGGGACACGCAGGTCGTGGGGCACCAGACGTTCGAAGCAGGGCAGTTCGCAGTGCAGGACTTGAAGCCCCAGGGCGGAGGCGGCACCGACGGGTCGGTGTTGTTCGACTACCTGCGTGAGAAGCGGATCACTCCGCAAGCCATCGTGCAGTTCACCGACGGGTATGTCGGGGACTGGGGACAGACCAACGTGCCCACGCTGTGGGCCATCACCACCGACATCAAGGCACCGTTCGGCACCACGGTTCACTTGGACGTCTGAGCATCTAATCTTAGATGGAGGCGCAACATGGAAAACACTCGTGAGGTAGATGTTCACGCACTCAAGCGACTCGACCCGAGCCGGTTTGAGAAGGAGCATCAGGACTTTGTAAGCAGCATCGACTGGCAGTGGTGGGACTACATCGAGTCGGAGTTCAAGCGCGAGATGCAGGAGTTGGACGTGACGGTTGATTCGATCACGTTCGAAGGTTTGGACTGGGGCCACTCGGATGCGAACTGGTCCGGGCGCATCAACCTTGCTTCGCTCATGAAGCGCATGGGGTTGGACGAGCAGTACCTGCCCCTGTACCTCGCCGTGGAGGCCGACGCTGCGTGGGTTGACGTGCTGTTCGGAGGCAGTCGCAAGAACTCCATGGATGTCGTCATCCGCGAGTCCACCCACTACGTGGTGGCGCAGGGCATCTTCGCCGGGTTGGACGAGGACGAGTGGGATGAGTTGATCTCGGACCAATGGCGCGAGGCGGACATACAGGGTGTGGCGGAGAAGTTTGTGCAAGAGAAAGCCGACGAACTGTTGAAGCGACTGCAAACCGAATGGGACTACATCTCGTCCGAAGAGTACTTCATCGAGGGATGTGAAGCCAACGAAGTCAAGTTTGAAATAGAAGGAGAGAGCGCATGAAGTTCAGTGTGAACATAGGTAACCGCAAGGTCTTGATGAGCTACGAACACTTGGAGAAGTTGGAAGCGCTCCTCACAAGCGTAGAGTTCATAGATGAGAAGTGGGTGGGCTCCGGCAACGGCACCACCGGGTCGAATAACGGTTACCTGCTCGTCGTCGAGCCGTTCAACGTCCAAGAACACTTGAGCGTGTCGATCGTCAGCGACGAGAAAGTTGAAGCAATTAAATTCGTTCAAAAGCAACAGGAGAAATCAGCATGAATCAATTTGAAACCGCCCCCATCGCAGGTGTAGCCCGTGCAGCCATGCTCGTGGACCTGCAAATCTCCCTGTACTCAGGGCGCAAGCAAGACAAGGCCACGCAAGCCGAAGTCACGCAATCCAAGGGCGCGAACTCCAAGCGCGCGGCGTCCGTATACAAGTCGCTGTTTGCCGAGTGTGTGGAGTTGGATGCCATCACCAAGTTCCAAGCCCGAGCCCGTGCGGAGCACTACCGGCTGACCAAGCCCTGGAACGACTACGGCGCGCGGCTTTTGCCCACTGCGCTGTTGCAGAAGTACAAGTTGGAGATGAACCAGTATGAGGCAGAGTTCACCCGACTGGTCGAGGTGTTTCTCGACAAGTACGACACGCTCGTGGCCGCAGCCGCGTTCCAGTTGGGTACGCTGTTCGATCGTGAGGAATACCCCACCCGTGAGCAGGTGGCGCGCAAGTTCCGATTCGACATTTCCTACTCGCCGTTGCCCACGGCGGGTGACTTCCGACTGGACATCGAGAGCGAGGTACAGCGCGACCTCATGCGTCAGTACCAAAAGCGCATGGAGCAGCAGTTGGAGGCGGCAGCGCAGGACTCGTGGACCCGCCTGCACGACGCACTCACACGTCTGTCCGATCGGCTCGTGGTGGAGGAGGATGGCAAGAAGCGCAAGTTCCACGACACCATGGTCACGGGTGCGTTGGAGTTGTGCGACCTCCTCACGGACATGAACGTCACCAATGACCCTGCATTGGAGAAGGCGCGCAGGCGTCTGGAGGAAACCCTCTCTGGCGTGACGCCCAAGGACTTGCGCGAGTCCGACGGCACCCGTGCGGTCACCAAGCAGAAGGTGGACGCCATTTTGGCCGCGTTCGACTGGGGAGTGGGCGATGGGGATGCTTAAAGACTGGTACCTCGAACAACTGGATGCGCGAGGCGAGAGGGACTTTTGGGAGGAGCCATGGGATGCCCACCGACTGTTGGACTCCGAACGCGTAGACGCCCATAGAGCAGCACTTATACAAATGACAACAGATGAATACGAGTTTCGCTATGAACGCAGGGGCTACGAGTTCGCCCTGCGTCGGTGGTACAGCGGGACCGAGAGGTCTGATCGCGGCATCGTCGAGATGACCCCCGAATGGCTCAAGCCCATCCTCGATGTGGCGCGTGTGTCGGGGCATCTCAAGCGCACGACGGAGCCCCCACCGGACGAGATCCTGTGGTTCCGCACGGACCGCAAACACAACCTGACTTCGTTTATTGATCTGGAGGATCCCCGATGAGATATGAAAACCTGAGCGACGAGGAGTTGCTGCGCATGGCCCACACGAGCGGAGACGCCCTGGCACGTGCCGTGGCGGAGCGGCTTGAGATGCGCCTGCGGGACATCGAAGAACTCGACCACGTCCACGCCAAGCGAGACCCCCGCAGCCCGCGTATGCACCCGGACGATCGCCAACTCGAACTCTTCTAATCTTAGATGGAGCCCACCATGCCTGACCTAAAAACTGCATTGCAGTCCGCACTCAACGAATGGAACGAACCGGAATCCAACATGCAAACTACCAACACAGCTTCTGACCAACGCCCACCGGGCACCAGATTCTTCACCCGAACCACGGACGTATCCCGCGCTACGTTTGACTACGTCAAGGCGCATCCGAACTGCTATACCCGCGACGTCTGCAACGCACTGCAAGCACGAGGCTATAAGAAGACCTCGGTGTCGTCGTTGCTCTCGCAGATGTCTCGCACTGGGATGATTAGCCGCACGTCGGACGGGCAGTACGTAGCGGTGTATGAGGAGTACGCACCGGTCAAACTCAGCCTCATCCGGCGCTCACGCAACACCCCGACGGCCACGGGGCGCAACCCCAAACCCGCCTCCGCACCCACCGCTGCGGCGCAAGCAAAGCCCCGGATCGTTCTGCACCGCAAGGAAGTCACTATGACGCAGCCCCCGGCTCCGATCTCGTCCCCCACGGCACCCAAGCCGGTTGCTTCATTCAACTCCGTGGATGAGTTGATCGACCAACTGACGGTTCGGCAGGCTATCGAACTGTTCAACAAGCTCAAGGGGATGCTCGCATGAAGTCGCTCAAACGGACCAAGTGGTTCGGGGCCAAGGAGTACCACCCCATGCACGTCGGGTGGTATGAGTACCGTGGTGCGGGGATCGGCTGCACCCATGCGTATTGGACAGGCGCGCAGTGGCTCTGGGCGCCGCGAGAGTACGCCTTCCCCACGGGGGTCTATATCTGCCGTGGCGACCAGTGGCGCGGACTTGCGAGGAATCCCCGTGGACTTTGATCTGTTCTCGTATCTTGCGCTCGGTTGGGTCGGCATAGCTGCTGTATCCCTGGGCATTCGAATCGCCATCGAACGATGGTTCTGGAAGGGCAAGCGGTAAGCGCGCCCACAACGTACTAAGGAAATTAACCGTGAAATCTATTCTTGCTCTGATCCTCGCAATCACTGCCACTGTCGTCTACGCGCGTGCGGGAACACTCATCAAATGCGACTTCGTATCCACAGCGCAGGGTCCACGCTATGTAGGCACATACTGCGTCGACTACAACTGCCAGTACACCGAGACGTATGTGTTTACGTCCTACTGCCCGTTCATGAAGCCGTGAAGGAGACGTCAATGACCCTCGTTGAGCTATTTAAGAACGCCTTTCGCCCCAAATCAGACCTCGCTCTGGCCGTTGCTGAGTTGGAGGAAGCCAAGCGTTCGCGCTTGCAGGCACAGTCCGCACAGGAGTACGCCATGTCGATGGTGGCGTACCACGCCTCACGCATCGAGCGCCTGAGCAACTACATCGCTCTGCAAGACAACCAACCCAAGGATTGGAAGTGATGACACAGGAGCACAACATGCAGCGGTACGAAGAAGATGGCATGGATGACTTTGGGCAGTTGCTCGTGGCGATTGCTGCCGGGGTAGTCGCGCTTGGCCTGATGGCACTGGGCGTTATCTTTTGGTGGATGGGATCATGACAAGAGAAGACTTCATTCTGAGCGCGGCCATGCACGTTGGCCTTACGTTCGAACTACCCCCGACCAAGCTGCTTGAGTTCGCGGAGATCGTGGCATCGCATGAGCGAGAGCAATGCGCGAAGTTGTTTGACGGCACGGTATGGAGTTACGACTACCGCGAAATCGCCGCCGCCATCAGAGCAAGGAGCAAGACATGAGCACACAACCCGAAGCCTTGCGCTTGGCTGAACAACTTGAAACAGAGTGGCCCGAAGACTGCGACACAAATGCCATTGCCGCCGAACTGCGACGATTGTTTCAAGAGAACGAAAACCTACATGTGGAAAACAGGCGCCTTATCGAGCGTCTTGAAACGATCAGAGTTCCTATCGGAGTTCCTGTCGGTGCGGGTGGATATTTAACCCCTACTGCAGTCATCGCAAAGGCAGGAGAGCAAGCATGACAACACTGAGAGAAGCGGCGCAGCAGGCGCTTGAGGCGTTGGAGTACGCACAAAGCCTCGACATCCCTCATTTTGAAGAGCACGTTAATGCACTCGCGGCGCTCCGCAACGCGCTTGCGGAGCCTGTGCAAGAGCCGATGGCGTGGATGTATGAGGACGAACTACCATCAAGCTATCCCTACGACCTGATGTTCCCGTACAGCAAAGTGAACTGGGTTCGGCTGTTCCCGGTGTTTGGCCCCTCCCCGCAGCGCAAGCCGCTGACGGATGAGGAGATATGGCGCAAGTATCAAGGACTGTGGCCGTTTCATCCCGCAGCGGAACCGAAACTGGCCGCTGACATTGCGGCCTTCGCCCGCGCCATCGAACGCGCACACGGGATTGGGGGTGAAGCATGAGCAATGAACCTGTGGCGTGGATGAATGTTTGGGGCGATCTGTTACGCCATCACCCTGCGGAATACGGCAGGAACGATGAGCATGAAGGGTGGAAACCTCTCTACCCCGTAGACGACACCGCCCTGCTGCGGCGTTGCTTGGAACTCATCAAGTGCAGTGGTGTGAAGCATCCGGATTTGATTGCAGAGCGCGACCAGTTGGAGCGTGATCTGCGCGAACGACTGGGAGAGGGGACATGAACCCACCAAACCCCAAAGGCAAGCGTCAGATAAAAGTCAACGCGATGGCTTACGCACACATGGTCAGGCTCATGCTTGACGGCACCTACACCTGTGCTGAACTGGCGCAAGAGACTGGGCTTCACTACGTGACCGTGCTTCAGTACGCCCGCGAAATGCACAAGGTCGGAGCCGCGCACATCAGTGGGTGGGAGGCGGACGCACGTGGCCGTGACCTGTCCAAGATATACAAGATCGGTGAAGGCAAGGACAAGCCACGCCGTAAACTGACTCAGGCCGCAAGGCAGATTGCCTACCGCGCCAAGAAGAAGCAACGCAAATTGTTGGAGATGTTATGCAGTGCCCCGAGTGCGGAGCGAGTGCCCGCGCCTTGTCAACACGAACAACCCGAGATGGTTTGAAGAGACGGAGATACCAATGCAAGAACTTACACAGGTTTACGACGGTGGGGACGACGGAAGATCTCCGCATCAACCTACACACCAATCCGCACAGGGGCGAACAGACAGTGAGTACGTCGAGACAGGAGCAAACGTACCACGCGCGAACGACCGCCAAGAAGGCGGGGGCCACTACAAACAATTCAAGCACGAGACCTGGGATGTCATCCTCGACTGGGGGCTTGGCTACTTGGATGGCAATGCTGTCAAGTACCTCTCACGGTGGCGACACAAAAACGGAATAGAAGACCTGAAGAAGGCCCGCCACTACATCGACAAGTTGATCGAGACCGTCGAGTTCGTAGAGGACTACCGGAAGAAACATGACGTTTGACGCACCCCGTGAGCCGCCGCCCGCGCGACTCAAGCCCACTGATCCATACCCGACGTGGCCGTTCACGATCGTAGACCCCAAGGACTTGGAACAGTGGTGTAAGAAGAACGTCAGGAGGGTGAGGGAAGATGCCAAGCAATACGAGGAAGCCCCGTGGTAGCATACCGACACCTGAATTACAGTGAAGTTTTATGCACAGCCAACACGCACTAAGCCGGGTGATCCACGGAGGCTACCTCGGGGGCAAAGAGAAGCCAGAGCACTACGTTTGGCGCACCATGTTGGCGCGCTGCACTCGCCCAACGGCGGCGTCGTACGCGTACTACGGCGGGCGGGGCATCAAGGTCTGCAAACGGTGGCATCAATACGAAAATTTCTTGGCCGACATGGGCGAACGCCCTTCCGCCGACCACAGCCTAGAGCGCATAAACACCGATGGAAACTACACCCCGCGCAACTGCATGTGGGCTACGCGCAGTGAACAGCAGAAGAACAAGACGTCAACGAAGTGGTATTCCAATGGCTCTTTCACGGGGACATTGGTTGAATGCGCCGCCTTCCTTGGGATCAGCAAAGAACTGGCGCACTGGCGATGGACAGCCTGGGGCACCTTTGAAAAGGAGATCAAATGGCGGCAACAAAAGAGAGCCTAGTAAAGAAGAAGATCCACGCAGTTCTCAAGGAGCGCGGCGCATACGCCGTGAACTACATCGGCGGGGCATACGCCAACAACGGTACCCCGGACATTCTGGTTTGCTTCTGCGGGCGTTTTATTGCCATTGAAGCCAAGGCCGGACGGGGCAGGCCAACTGCCTTGCAGATCAAGAACCTGCGCGACATCGAACACGCCGGGGGCGTGAGTCTCGTGATCAATGAAACCAACCTTGAGTACCTGATGGAGTGCCTTGATGCCATCAAAGCCGGACACACCCCAAGATCCAATTACGGACTTTTTGAACGACAAGACAAAGGAACGGACGAATGAAGAACTACGAATCCTGCGACGGCGAGCCGCTGACCGGGAGTACTACGAACGCAAAGGGCGCGAACTGTACGCACGCCGGACGCAGGGGCTGAGAGATGAACCTGATAACGATTGATATGGAAACATACTACGACCGGGAGTACTCGCTGTCCAAGATGAGCACCGAAGAGTACGTGCGGCATGCAGACTTCGAAGTCATTGGCATGGGGGTCAAGGTCAACGACGAACCCACGGTGTGGGTAGACCAACCCGACGTGGAGGCGGCGCTGAAGGCGGTCGACTGGAGCAACGCCATGGTGCTCGCCCAGAACACGATGTTCGACGGGGCCATCTTGAACTGGAAGTACGGGGTCAACCCCAAAGCATGGGCTGACACTCTGGGTATGTCGCGTGCTCTGTTCCCGCACGAGAAGTCGCACGGCTTGGCGGCACAGGCCGAACGCGAAGGTATCGGCGCCAAGGGGGACGCAGTGGTGCACGCCATGGGCATGCGTCGTCGGGACTTCACGGCTCATGCAATCGCAGAGTACGCTGCCTACTGCTGCAACGACGTGGACCTCACCCACAAGTTGTTCAAGATCTACATGGACCGTGGGTTCCCCGTGCGGGAACTCAAGTTGATCGACCTGACGTTGCGCATGTTCATCGAGCCGGTGCTTGAGTTGGACCGCGATTTGCTGATCACGCATTTGCAGGACGTTAAGGACCGCAAAGCCAATCTCCTGGCGTCTCTCCGAGACAAGATGATCGAAGAGGGCAACCCGGATTTTGTGCAGACCATTTTCACCGAGGGCACGGACGGACTGAAGAAACTGCTGATGTCCAACGATAAGTTCGCTACCGCACTGGAGTCATTGGGGGTCATCCCCCCGCTCAAGGTAAGCCCAACCACAGGCCGCACGGCTTTCGCATTCGCCAAGACCGATGCCGGTATGTTGGCCTTACAAGAGCACCCCGACGCGCAGGTACAGGCACTGGTTGCGGCGCGGTTGGGCAACAAGACTACGCTTGAAGAAACCCGTACGGAGCGGTTCATCGACATGTCGTTCCGTGGAAAGTTCCCGGTGCCCCTGCGGTACTACGGAGCGCACTCGGGTCGGTGGTCGGGGCAGGACAAGATCAACCTTCAGAACCTCCCGTCACGCGGAGAGAACGCAGGCAAGATCAAGCGCGCCATCAAAGCCCCTGCGGGATACGTCGTGATCGACTGCGACTCCTCTCAGATCGAAGCGCGTACCCTGGCGTGGCTTGCCGGTCAGGAAGACTTGGTCCAAGCGTTTGCGGAGAAGAAAGATGTGTACAAGATCATGGCAAGTCACATCTACAGCAAGCCCGTGGAAGCTATAAGCAAAGCGGAGCGGCAGGTTGGAAAGGTCGTGATTCTGGGTGCGGGTTACGGCATCGGGCACGTCAAGTTGCGGGCGTTCTTGAAGCTGCAAGCGGGGGTGGACGTCACCGAAGCGCAAGCCAAATCCATTGTGGACACGTACCGAGGTACGTACCACTGCATTCCGGAGTTGTGGCAGCGTGCGCAACTTGCCTTGGCGTACCTCCAGAGTCAGCAGGAGTACGAAATCGACGCGCAGGGTATCTGTCGTACTGAGCGCATCCGCAAGACCTTGGACGGAGACGAGTGGGGCATCACCCTGCCCTCGGGCCTGTGGATTCAGTACCCGGGACTCGCTACTCCCTACGTGGATGGCAAGCCGCAGTCGATGTATGTCGCCAAGGGCATCGCAACCAAGGTGTATGGCGGGCTCGTGGTGGAGAACTTCACCCAAGCAATCGCCCGGTGCGTGGTCGGTGAGCAGATGCTGCGGATCGCCAAGCGGTACAAGGTGGTCTTGACGGTTCACGATGCCGTGGCGTGCATTGCCCCCGAAGAGGACAAGGAGGAAGCGCAGCGCTACGTCGAGGAGTGCATGTCGTGGCGCCCTGCCTGGGCGCCGGGTCTCCCGTTGGCGTGCGAGTCCGGGATGGGGGCGTCGTACGGTGACTGCTGATCTAAGATTAGATCGACGGGACTTCCTTGCGTTGTCTTTGGCCGCTACACTGGCAGGACAATCAACTTCAGTTCACGCGCGTCCTATGGCTCATTCGTACTCATCAGTCAAAGACTTCGAAGGCTGTGCCAAACGGTACCAACAAGTCCGCATCCTCAAACGATTCAAACAGCAAGACACCGAAGCCACGTTGTACGGCACTGCGGTACACAAGGCATTCGAAGAATATGTCAGAGACAAAACTCCCCTGCCCGCCCAGTTCGAGCAATTCAAGCCGTTCGTTGAGCCGCTTGCCACGCTCGACGGGGACATCCGCTGCGAAGAAAAACTCGGGGTCCGACGTGACTTCAGCCCGTGTGAATTTTTTGCTCCGGACGTATGGATCAGGGGCATTCCGGACTATCTCGTGGTCAACCGAGCCCGACAAGTGGCACGGGTAGCGGACTACAAGACCGGCAAGAGCAGCAGGTACGCCGACATGGCGCAGTTGGAACTGATGGCAGCAATGGTCATGGCCCACCACCCCGAGGTGCACACGGTCAAGACAGCCCTGCTGTTCGTCGTCGCCAAGGACGTTATCAAGGCGGAGTTCACTCGATCGCAACTGCCCGAGATCTGGTCCCGTTGGGCCGGACGTGTCGGTGCTGTGGAGCGCGCCATCGAGATCAATGTGTGGAATCCGCGCCCCAGTGCGCTGTGTAGGTTCTGCCCGGTTACGGAGTGTGCAAACCACCCGGGCTAAGGAGACGGAAATGGCTACGAAAAAACGCGATTACGCCGCCGAATATAAAAATTACCAGGGCACCCCGGAGCAACTGCGCAACCAGTCGCTGCGGCACAAGGCACGACGCGCTTATGAGAAGGCGCACGGGGAGTTGCCCGACAACGTGGACGTGGCGCACAAGAAGGCATTGTCCAAAGGCGGCGCGCCGACCAAACTTAGTAATCTAAAGGCAGAACACCAAAGCAGCAATCGGAGTTTTGCCCGTACTTCCACCAATAAAATCAAGTCCGAAACCTCTAGGCGCGAGCGGTCGCGCTGATGTAGTATTGCGTGGCTCCGGTCTCGCACGGAGCCTTTCTCCTTGGTCGTTAGACCTTTGGCCCGGTAGTTCGCTACCGGGCCTCTTTGTCACCTCTATTCATCGGAAAATCATGGAAATCGTGCAAGACCGGGCGCTGCTATTTCGCACGCGCGACGCAGATCAGATCACTGCGCTCATCCCCAAGAGCAAGGTACTGGAAGCCGGAGACGAGTCGCAGGTGCTCGTCAACTGGGGCTTCGACGAAGTGCAACTCCTGCGCAACCTGGGTCTCAAGGACGTACCCAGTCCTATCCTGGGGCGGTACAAGTGGCCCGGGATCTTTGCTCCATTCGCGCACCAGAAAACCACTGCCGAGTTCCTGACCCTGCACCCACGGTGCTTTGTATTCAACGAAGCAGGCACCGGCAAGACCAGTGCGGCAGCATGGGCGGCGGACTACCTCATGCAGCAAGGCAAAGTGCATCGCGTTCTCGTGGTGTGCCCGGTCTCCATCATGGAAACCGCATGGAGATCCGACCTGTTCAAGACCGTGATGCACCGCACGGTGGCGATCGCCACGGGCAGCAAAGAGCAACGGCGCAAGGTTATTGACGGCAACTTCGAGTTCGTCATCATTAACTTCGACGGCGTGAAGGTGGTTGCGGAAGAACTGCGCAACGGAGGGTTCGACCTCATCATCGTGGACGAAGCCAATGCCATCAAGTCGGTGCAGACCGAACGGTGGAAAGTAGTTGCTTCCTTGGTCAAAGCCAATACACGGCTGTGGCTCATGACCGGCACCCCTGCATCGCAGTCTCCGCTCGATGCGTATGGACTGGCTAAGTTGGTCAACCCCGAGAACGTGCCGCGCTTCTTCGGCGCTTTCCGCGATAAGGTGATGATCAAACTCAGTCAGTACAAGTGGGCGCCACGGCCTAACTCCAGAGAGATCGTGCATGCCGCGCTACAACCGGCCATTCGGTTCACCAAGGACGAGTGCTTGGATCTTCCGGCCATGCTGTACACCACCCGAGATGCACCGCTGACTCCGCAGCAGCAAAAGTACTATGACGCAATCCGCAAGGAGATGATCACGGTTGCTGCCGGGGCGGAGATCACCGCAGCCAATGCCGCAGGGATGCTGAACAAGTTGCTGCAAATCTCACAGGGCGCAGCCTACACGGACGATCGGGACGTGGTGAAGTTCGACATCAGCAACCGGTTCAAAGAACTGGTCAGCGTGATCGAGAGCACGGACAACAAGGTTCTGGTGTTCGTGCCCTTCCGGCACTCGCTTGAGATCCTGCACGAAGACCTGCTCAAAGAGGGCTACACCGTGGATGCAATACACGGCGATGTGTCCCCCACGCGGCGTGCGGAGATCATCAAACAGTTCCAGTCAGAAGACACCCCACGCATTTTGCTGCTCGTGCCACAAGCCACAGCGCACGGCATCACGCTCACCCGGGCAGACCAAGTGGTGTGGTGGGGGCCGGTTGCGTCCACGGAAATCTACATGCAGGCCAACGCGCGTGCACACCGCGCCGGACAGGTCAACAAAGTCACGGTCACGCACCTGCAAGGCTCACCCGTGGAACGCAGGATGTTCCACATGCTACAGAACAAGATCGACCTCCATCAAAGCCTCGTAGAACTCTACCGACAGGAGATCACATGACCCCTTGACACCCAAACTAAACACTGTATACTTCAATCACGTCAACGCAATTCAACAGGAATCAATATGACACCGGAAGACACTGAACAGGCCAACGCCGCACTGCTGTTCGAACTGGACGAGAAGATCGAAGAGCGCATCCGGCAAGCGATTGGCCGCGCACTCGGAATGTCTGCGCTTTCCACCAAACACTCGCACGGGCTGCTCCTAGACGTGACGTACTCGATCGGTCGGGAACTGCTCAGCAACAACGGGTTCTTGGAGGCACTGAGCGAAGAGATCACCAAGCGGGTGTATTCGAAGTTCAATCCTTCCATGCCGATGTACAACCCCCGATCCAACACCTTCTAGTCAACAGAGATCACCATGGACGCCAACAAACTCGTGCAGGTCTACATAAAGATCCGCGACGCCAAAGACGCCAAGGTTCGGCAGCACGAAGAGGAAGTCGCTGCTCTCGATGAGCAACTGGCTTCGGTCGAGCAAGAACTACTGGAAATCTGCAAGGCCACAGGCCAGGACGGCGGCAAGACTCAGTATGGCTCGTTTGCCCGTACGGTCAAGACCCGCTATTGGACTTCGGACTGGGACAGCATGTACCAGTTCATCAAAGATCACGACGCCCCCGAATTGTTGGAGCGTCGCGTGCATCAGGGCAACTTCAAGGAATTCCTCCAAGAAAACCCTGACAAGATGCCGCAAGGCATGAACGTGGATTCACGGTACTCGATCACCGTGCGCCGCGCCAAGTAACTTCACTCAAGGAAATCGTATGAGCAACATTGCACTTTTCAAATCTGGTTCCGTCATCCCCGACTATCTCCGCGAGGGCGCCGATGCCGCGACCAAAGACATTGCCGGTAGTTCGGGTGGTAAGCAGATTTCTATCCGAGGGGGTGTCTGGCGCATGATCGTTGGCGGCGAAGAAGTCGCCAAGAACGAGGACCGCTCCATGAACCTCGTGGTGATCGCCGCAGCCAAGGGGATTACGCGCACCTACTACGCAGAGAAGTATGAGGAAGGCAAGGATGTGAAGCCGTCCTGTTGGTCCGCCGAGGGAGAGAAGCCCAACCCCGAAGTGCCCAACCCGCAAGCGTCATCGTGCGCCACCTGCCCGCAGAACATCGAAGGTTCGGGCGAGGGTAAGTCCCGCGCCTGCCGCTACAGCAAGCGTCTGGCAGTGGCTTTGGAGAACGACATCAGCGGCAACATCTACCGCATGTCCATCCCGGCCAAGTCATACTTCGGCAAGCCCGATGGCGACAAGATGCCCCTGCAAGCCTTCGGCAAGTTCTTGGCCGGACACGGCATCCCCATCACGGGTATCGTCACCGAGGCGCGGTTCGACACGTCCGAGGCTGTCCCCGTGCTGAAGTTCCGTGCCGTGCGTCCGCTGACCCGTGAGGAGTGGGAAGACGCCAAAAACCAGAGCCAAACCGAAGAAGCGCGGCAAGCCATCGAGTTCAAGATGGTGCCCTCCAAGGCGGACGGTGCAAGCAATGCCCCCGCTCTGCCCGCAGCATTCAAGGAAGCACCTGCGCAACAGGAAGCCAAAGTGGCCGAACCTGTGAAGCGTACGGCCAAGAAGGCTGAACCTGCCGCCGCTCCTAAGGACGTGTCGTCTATCCTTGCGGACTGGGGTACCGACGACGATGCCGCGTAAAGGGCTCAGGGGGTACAGCACCCCCTTTGTTTCCGCGATCGCTCACGGTCGCCTGTCTGACCTGATGTTCCAATTCGCCCATGAGTGCGTGGTACGGGAGATTCCCGTATCCGCCGTGGCGGAGCGGGTCGGGGTCACACGGGCGACCGTGTACGCGTGGTTCACCGGTAGGGCTGAACCACGGGCGCGGCACCAAGAAAAAATCCGGCAGATCCTGGCGCGTTGGAATCGCGCCTAACTGTTTTTGTTAGAGAGGTACCGTGCATTCTTTCCTCGACTCAGTGTTGCCCACGCAGGGTGTCTATTGCGCAGTGGCAATAAAAGGGGGGAAGGTAAAGCCGTCATTTCATGCAAGCATTGCAGACGTGGACGCAGCGGCGCAGGCCGCATGCTCCAAAGGGGCAGATGCCTACTTCGCATTGGCAAGTTTTGACGACCCGGCGCTCGGACGGACAGCGGCCAACGCTGCGTACCTGCGCTGCTTTTTCCTTGACCTCGATGTAGGCGCTACCAAGACCTACGCAACTCAGGCAGATGCGGCGCAAGCCCTCAAGGCGTTTGTGTCGGCTACCAACCTGCCGCTGCCAAACATCATCAGTTCGGGTGGCGGACTGCATGTGTACTGGCCGCTGACAGACGACGTGCCCGCTTCCGAGTGGGTGGAGCACGCTAAAAATCTGAAGGCTCTGTGCCGCATACACAATCTGGCGGCTGACCCCGCAGTCACGGCAGACGCCGCGCGCATCCTTCGCGTACCGGGCACTCAGAACTTCAAAGAGGCTACCCCGCGCCCTGTCCTGGCGATCTACCAAAGCTCCCCCATTGCACTGGCTGATTTCGTCAAGGCACTGCCCGCGCTCCCTTCCTTCCCCGCTGCGGCGGCGCCGGTATCGCTGCTGACGGCAAAGCAATTTGGTACTGATGATGTAACCCGGGATCTGGCAGCGGAAGACCACCCCCCAAGCGAATTCGCCAAGATCGTCCGTCTTAGCGTCAAAGGCAACGGGTGTGCGCAGATGGCGCACGCTGTTCAGAACGCCGCCACGCTCGAAGAACCGCTGTGGCGCGGAGTGTTGTCGATCGCAGTGCGCTGCGTGGATGGCGCCTCTGCCATCCACAAAGTGTCCCAAGGGCATCCCGGCTACAGCCCATCCGCCACAGAGAAGAAGGCGTCGGAAACCAAAGGACCGTACACCTGCGATTGGTACCGGACCAACCACCCCGCAGTATGCAAGGGGTGCAAGCAGCAGGTATCTAGCCCCATTATCTTGGGCAAGATCGTGCAGGAATCTACGCCGGTCAACGATGCCTACGTGGTGGAGGTATCGGCAGAGAGCGAAGAAGACCCCGACGCGGTCATTAAGGTAGAAATCCCGGCGTACCCATACCCGTATTTTCGGGGCGCCAATGGAGGGGTGTTCAAGCGCACCGTCGTAGACCAAGAAACGATCGACATTGAAGTCTACCCAAGCGACCTCTACATCACGGGTAGGTTCTTCGATTCTGATGAGCACGGAGACGGTGACGGAGAGTTGGTTGGACTCAACCTGCACATGCGCAAAGACGGTGTGCGTAGGTTCCACGCCAAGGTGACGGAACTGTTCTCCAAAGATTCACTGCGAGACCTACTCAATAAAAACGGAGCGATCGCATACGGTAAGCAACTGGACATTCTCATGGCCTACTTCGCGTCAAGTATTCGCAAACTGCAATCTCAATATGCGGCGTCCAAAACCCGCAGTCAGATGGGGTGGACCCCCGATATGCAGGGGTTTGTAGTGGGGGAGTTGGAGTACACCGCAGACGGCACCAAATTGGCCCCTCCGGCATCGGGCATACGGCAACTGGCCCCGGCGTTTATTCCGCGCGGCTCTCTCGACGCATGGCGTGAGATGGCGAACTTTTACAACACCCCCGGCTTGGAGCCGCATGCGCTTGCGCTGTTCTTTGGGTTTGGTTCGCCTCTGCTGAAGTTCATCGGCGGGGAGTCGGTGAAAGGAGCCATGGTCCATCTGAAGTCCAACGAATCCGGCTCAGGCAAGACGACGGCGCAGATGATGGTCAACTCCATCTTTGGGCACCCTTCCGAACTGCTGATGACGAAGGACGACACCTACAACGCCAAGATGCACCGCATCGGGTTGCTCAACAGCATTGCGTTCACTGTGGATGAGATCACCAACGCGGAAGACAAAGAACTGTCGGCCATGGCATACGGCTTCACCACGGGCCGCGCCAAGCACCGCATGGAGTCGCAGAGCAACAAGATGCGTACCAACAACACGTTTTGGAACGCGATAACCATCACGTCGTCCAACGGGTCCATGATCGACAAGTTGGCGCAACTCAAGAGCACCGCCGACGGCGAACTCAAGCGGGTCTTGGAGATCGAAGTCTCTCGCCTGCGGGAAGTCGCTAAAGCGGATGTGGATCGTCTCTTTGGGCAACTGACCGAGAACTACGGTATTGCAGGCCCGGTGTTCATCAAGTACGTGGTGGCGAATCAGTCCGTAGTAACCACGGCCCTGAAGGATATGCAGGCCAAGATTGATTCCGCGCTTGGCTTGGAGCAGAACGACCGGTTCTATTCCTGCGTGTTGGCCTGTGCATTTGTCGCCGCATTGATCGCCCGCAAGTTAGAACTGTTCGACATCGACATCAACCGTATCTACAGCTACGCCTTGGAGATCGTCCGGCAGAACAAACTGCTGCAAAGCAGCAGCGTCGGAGGCGCGCTTGTGGTGGCGCAAGAAACTCTGTCTTCATTCATAAACGAGAACGTAAACAACGCCCTGGTTATCAACAGCCCGGTTAAGGGATCCCTGCCAACTGCGCCCATCATGTCCCCGCGCAACGTGCTCAAACTTCGGTACGAGCCCGACACCAAAGAACTGTTCTTAACGGTGGCTGATTTCCGCGCTCACTTCACCAAGAAGCAAGTCGATGTTCGGGAAAGCATCCGAGTCCTTGCGGAAGTCGGCGTTCTGAAGAACAAGGGCGTTGCCGTCTCTAAGCGAATCGGTGCCGGGTTGGTCGGCGGATTAGCCGGGTTGTGCGTGCGCTGCTACATCATCGACGGGACCGCGCTTGGCATTGACGCGCAATCCTTTACCCCTTCTTCGGACGACGATGCCGCAACGCAATCCCAAGCCGCAAGCCAAGCTGCGTGACCTACGCACCATCGAGCTTCATGGGGTCGAGTACTGCATCGACTGGGAAAAGATGGGCTACGGGGCTTCGTTCTTCCTGCCCACCACCGCCACCGTGGAGCAAGTGCGCATCGCAATCCGCCGTGCAGTGCGCGCCTATGGATACCGCGTAGAGTTGCGCTTGCGCCGCGAGTACGGACGCTACGGAGTACGCGTCTGGCGGATGTCTTAGATCCGCATACGCCCCGCCTCTCGGTTGATCTCAACCTTGGCTTCCCGCACCCACTGCATCAGTTCAACTTCGTAGCGCCGGATTTCCTCCAACATCTGCGTGCGGCCTTCCACGTCCATATCTTTGGCACCTTCTGCGCTGTTGAGGAACTTGCGGTACGCCCGGGTGCGTTCCAGTTCGTTGAGCGTAGAGTTGACGGTTTGGGCCAAGGACAATAGATCACCGTTTTTCTCGGCATACGCCTCCGCAGCGACCGTATCGGTAGCCGCGAGTTCGGATAGGGTCTGCTTGACCTGCCCGACCTTTTCGCGCATCTCGTAGAACTCCGTGACGCGGCGGGTACCTACCGGGTCGTACAGGTAGTTCGAAAGCAGTGCCCACTTGTGCAGCGGACGGTCCACTCGGTCTGGGTTGAGCATGCCGTCTGTGACCATGGTGACCATGGCAGCAGTCGATCCCAGGTATCCGCGCAAGGTGCTGTCGATCAGGACAGGCGACACCTCAACGCCCACCATATCCCGGCTGAAGTCAGCAATGGCGATTGCCAGTTCGCTCGTGTCGGCGGCGCGGCGGCGACTGGCTTCCATCTGCTTCTGGTAGATACCCTCAAGCGGGCGTCCCGTCAGGAACGAGTAGTTTGTCCACGCCTCAAGCAGAGGTTTGGCCGCTTGTGGAATAGGCACCATCCGCCCGACATACTGTTCTGCCATGTAGGTAAGCGCCGTGCGAGTGGCCTCCCAGGCTTCTTGCTCCTCCGGTGTACCCTGACGACGGTAGTACTCCACCACGCGCTCGGGGATAACTTTGAAGACCGCCGCGAATTCTCCCGGCACCGGCAGTTTGTATCCACCCGGCAGGATCCAGTTGCCATCCCGCGTACGCAGATCCATGTTCTCGTAGTCTTCATCCTCCGCTTTGCCCAAAGCGTAGAGGGTAGACAGCGCGGTCAGCATGGCCGCACGGCTCCAGAACATCTTGAGGGCTTGCGCGCGCTCCATAGAGGATCCCGCGTTTTTGCCAGTAGCCGCCCGGTAGACCACGTCCATGCCCTGCGCGTACGCGTTGAAGAACGGGATGGTGCTGACCATGACGCCCACGAAGTCGTTGGCCCCCCGGCGGCGGAAGTTGATGAACTCACGTGCCCGGGTTTGCGCCAACAATGCATCGTTGGTCTCGCGGACAGTGTGGTCGTAGATCGCCTTGCGAACAGCGAGGTCAGAGGCACGGGTGATGCCGTCCAACTTGTGCATGATCTTCTCGAAGCGGCCACGCTTCTTCAGGCCCAGGTCTTTCAGCAAGGACTCGGCGGGCTTGCCCTGTTGGAAGTCGTACTCGCCCGTAAGACCCAACGCGCCGAACTCTCGCACCATGGGATGCTGAATGCCACGAAGCTCTGCAATCGCCAACTTGGGAAAGTTGGTCAGCGTAGAGTAGACGAGGCCGCTGACGTTTTGCACGCCGGAGGTCAGGATAGCCCGCTGCACGTCGTCCGTCACCTGCTTCAGTGCGAAGGGGGGCAGCGCCGTTACTGTTGTGCGCAGCAGGTTGGAGAAACTGCTGAGCGCCTTGAGCCATCCGGCCTTGGGCGGGTTCAAATCCTTGAATGCCAGAACGTCGTAGCGGCTTGGCAGTTCCCAGTACAGCATCTCGCCGTCCACATAGGCACCGACGGAGTTGCTTTTGTTTCCCGGCGTGCGCTTCGGGGCCGATGCTTTCTGCATCCGTTGCAGCGATCGCAGCGTAGTAACCGTGGCGTCGGTCTTGATCACCTGTCCGACCATCCACCCAAGGGTGTTCAGGTAGTTCTCAAACACGTCGCCCACTGGGCGCTTCTCGGAGCCGATCAGTTCCGGCAGTTTGCCGACCTGCGCCAGACCCTTGCCGGATACCTTCTTGATCTTGGCAAACCGTTCAGAGAAATCGTCCAGTCGGTCAAACGGCACGTAACCGGCCACATCACGCCAAGCCGTAGCCTGCTCAGCAGACAACCGCCCAACGGACTCCATGTGGTTGACGAGCGCCACGCGCGACTCGTCCATAGCCGCACTCATGGCCTTGAGGTCGGGGTCTGCGTCGTATGCAGCCCGCAACGAGTCGATCTCGGGATCCCCGAGGTGCAGTAGGAACGCGGTGCCCTGCGTCCGGTTGGACTCGCGCATCTCATACAGACGGTTGCCCTCAAGCACCCGACTGGCGATCTGCTTGCCGCGTTCGAAGTCGTAGCCGTTCTTGTCGCTCCATTTCTGGAGCAAGTCGTAGACCTTGGTGGGAGGGGCTACGGCCTTCGTGGAGTCCGCACGCCACAGACCTGTGTTGGTGTCTTTGACCAAAGTGCCTGTCTGGTAAAACTCCAACAGCATCTTGGCGTAGTCTTGTGCCTGCCGGTACAGCCCCATCGGGTTGAGGTTGCCCAGAGAGTCGCGTACTGCACCGTTGAACTTCTCGGACAGCCGCTTCTCCACCGCCGCAGCGGAATCCACCGCCTGCGTACGGAACTTGGTGACCGCATCAACGCCGTCCGTGGTGTTGAACGCACTGAGCAACTGCGACAGGATCCCCTTCTGCGGGGCGCTCAGCGGACCCATGGAGTCCACGATCTGCTCGACGGACTTGGCTACGGCAAACTGCTTGCCCGTTGCGGTCTCAGCCCCCTTGATCTCTGTTTCGGTGAGATCGAGCAGAGTGTCGGCTACGCGCAGCAGTTCAGACAAAGCCGTGTCGGCCTTGGCCGGAATACCGAGCAAGTCACGGATGAACGTCGTAAATTTGTTCCATGCGTTGGAGCCCTTGTAGGGTATCGACTCCATGTACGCCTGCATACTGCGGTTGGTCAGCCCCCAGGCAAGGACTTCGTGCGGGTTGCGCAGCGCGTTGTTTTGCCGGTTGTACGCCTGCTTCTCGAACTCGGTTAGGTTTTCTGGGCCTAGCGTTTTGACCCGCGCATTAAAGTGCTCGACGACCGCATTCGCCAAGTTGTAGAGATCATCGGTAGCCGTCTCTACCGCAGTGCCCTTGGCCCTCGGCAGGCGCCCGAGTTCGATCGCACCAAACGTAGCCGCGTGCAGCAGTTCGTGCAGCAGAACTTCCGGGTTGACCCCGGACTGGTCGCCGTTGGACGGGTGGTTTAGCCGAACCGTGACGGTGCTTGGTGCTCCGGCGTTACGCTTGTACTCCGCATGCCCAAGGGCGCCACTGGCTAGTCTGTAACCGGCTTGCGTAACCTCAATGGGGCGCAAGTCCACGCCCATTTTCGCCAGTCGTTGCAGCATTACCACCACACGCTGCGCGATTACGCGTTGGTCTGCGTCGGGTAAGTTCTTTGCCGCCCATTGCGCAGCCTCGATCATGGGCTTGCCGTCGATCGCACGGAGGGCTACCGTTTCTGTAACTGACTCAGGCCCACCTGGGGACACGGATTCACTTCGAACCACCTCCGTATCGAACCCCAGTTCCATCTGCTTACCGTCGGGTGTGGTGGCACGGGGCGCCTCGGCCTCCACGGCTTGGCGTTCGCGCACATCAGCGGCTTCGGCCCGCTTGCGGGCTTCTGGCTTAGTCGTGGGGAACAACTCGGCCTGTGGTCCACGGCGAATCTCGACTTCACCTTCCTCCATCCCGAACGTGGAGGTGCCCACCGGTTCGTACATGGACTCCGGAATGGGAGGAGCAGGCTTGGTCGGTGCGGATGCAGGAGGCGGTGCGGGGACTGCACGCTGCGGAGTCGCAGTTTTTTTCTGCTGATCCGCCAAACGCCGCTTCATGTCCTCGGCGTCCTTCTGCCGTTCTGCTTCGGACTTGCGGTCGTAGATGGGTATAAGCGCCTGAACTTGAGTTTCCAACTCGTCGTATGCCACACGTGCCTTGGACTTAGGCATGGGGGGCTTGCCGCTTGGCAGCAACAACCCGCGCTGTCGATTGCGCAGGGAGTCGATTTCGGTCTGTACCTGTGCTGCCGTGCGCGTATCGGCTACGGGCTCCGACGGAGCAGGAGTAGCAGGCTCACTAGGCGGCTCGGGCGTCAGTGCACTGGGCCGCTCGCCTTGTCCTCCATCTCCTGTTGCAACAGGTGCCACAGGTTGTTCCACGCTAGAGGGGGCAGGTTCTTGAGGACCGGCGACAGCAGGCGCACCGGCTTGGGGTTGTCCGTCCGCAGGTGCGTTAGGTACTCCCACGCCTGCTCCACTTCCTGCCACGTCAGTTGGTAGTTGCTCGTTTGGCTTTGCTTGAGGGGCACGTTGGGGCTCCTTGAATGCGGGCACGCTCGGCCCCAGTACTTCCCGCAGGATACGCGCTCGCGCTCCGCGCCCCTGCACCAGTGCAGGATCTTTCTGGACGAGTTCCGCTACCTCTTCTTTGGTGCGGTTCACTACGTTCTTCTCGAACCAAGTGCGCGCCGTCTTGAACGGCACCCCTACGGCTTCGAGATCCGGCATGTAGATGCGCGGCGCCGGAGGCGGCGTAGTGGAAGTAGGTTCGCCTTCCCCAGTGTAGCGAAACGGTAAGCTCGTCTGGCCCTGCTCCCGCAACTCACGTCGCCCTTGCAGGTACTCTTTCTGGCGCTGCCGTAGCGTAGGTTCGGATACAGGCGCAGGCTCCGCCGCTTCCGCAGCAGGAGGAGCCATGAATTCGCGCATCTCCACCTGCTGATCGGGCTGAGAAAACGCACTCTGCGCTGCCTTCTCTTCGTCCGCACGCTGCTGCGCCTGACGTGCCCGAAGATCCTCGATCTCCTTGGCTTCCACCTGCCGTATCTGCTGCGTCAACTGCGCGATCGCCGCCTTTGTCTGCGGGGTCTGCGGTTGAGCCTGCAAGGCCGCACGCTGTTGATACAGCGCCACGGGTGTGGCCGCAGGGGCAGGGGGAGTAGGAGCCGGAGCCGGAGTCGGAGCCGGAGCCGGAGCAGGGGCTGCTGTAGGCGGAGCCGGTGGTGCAGGGGGAGGTTGAATCTCAGGTCCGCGTACGGCGGCTACCGCGCCGCCACCCAGAGCGCCCGTGAGTGCTTCGGTGGTTGCTTGCCCCGCCACACCCTGGAAAGTCGGTACGTCATAACCTTCTCGCTGCAACGCAAGGTTAGCCGCCAATCGTTCCTGACCGCCTTGGGCACCTTCGGGCAGGGCTTCGCCTATAGCTGCCGTGCCCGCACGCCGTGTCAGCCCAGGTGCTGCACCTTGCGCCCCGGACTTGGTCAGCAGGTTCTCCGCGCCGATCCGACCGGCTAACGCGCCAAGCCCCGCCCCCAATGCCATCTGGTCGAGGTTCTTGCCTGTGTAGGCTTGCGCGGCGGAAGCCTGTTGCTCTGCAAGTTCGGGCGCCATACCCTGCTCAAGCAGCTTCTCTTTCACCGAGTCGTAGATGGAGCCCTTGACCGCGCCCACACCCTGCGCCGCACCTACTACGGTGTTGATGGCCTTTAGCGTAGCCGGTAGAAGTTTGGCGGCAGCACCAACCACGCTCGTAGCCACGAAAGGCAGAAACGAACCGACTGCCTGGGCCGTGCTCTGCAAGGGGGCTTCTTTGATGCTTTGCAGCGCGGCGCTGATCTCTGCCCCGGTGCCTTGCCGCTCTGCGTCCTTGGCGCGCTGTGCTTGCCTTGCCAACTCTGCCCTGCGCTCAGGCGTCATCGCAGCACCGAGCGACTTGGACCCAGACTCCAGAGCCTCAGAGACTACGTTGCCCGCTCCGAATACATCCGTCAGCGCTTGAATACCGCCAAGGGCGCCTTGCCCCACCGACAAAGCCGTATCCTTAACGGAAAACGGTGCCGCCTTGGGGGCAGCGAGGCCGGGTAGTTCCGCCTGTATCAACTGCTCCGCTTGTTCGGGCGTTAGCCCTGCGGGGATTTCGAACCGGGCGATACGCCCGTCAGGCATTTGGAAGCGGGCGATAGGCATGACGGATTATTATTCGTAACCGACGAACTTGGCACGGGGTTGCCCCCCTGCGGCGGGGGCAGTAGTAGCCCCAACGGAGGGCAGTCCGGCCAAAGCCTCTACGCCTCCGATCTCTGCCAATTCTCGGCGCACGTCAGCCAACTGACGACGCAGATCCGCCGCCGTGGCTTTGTCCTTTGTCATCAGGCTTCCGGCGACTTTGTTGAGTTCCCCACCGAGCGAAGTCGCCAAGTTTCGCAGTGCCGTGATGCGGTCCTTACCTGCCACATTCGCACGACCTTCTCGCGCAGCCTGCAACTGTCCGGCAACCTGCATGCGAACCTTGTCGATCTCAGTTTGCTGCTCGCCTTGCTTAATATCAACGCCCGCCTGAAGTTTCAGTTTCTCGTTCGCAGCCTTCTGGGCAGTCTCCAAGGCTTTCTGGGCTTCCGTGAATCGACCCATCGCCTCCAACTTACGAGCATCGTCCAAAGCGCGACGTTTGGTGATCTCCAACTCGTTGATCTTCAAGAGTTGATCGTCGTAAGAGTCAAGGCGACCTTGCATACCTGACAGCCGCTGCCCCAGTGCTGCATCCGAGCGGACAAGCCCGCCGCCAATGCCTTCACCGCGCATCTGACTGAACCCGCGCATGGCTTCGCCTACGCGCCCGAGGAAGGTGTCCTGTCCCTTCTCGCGCTCGATACGCTTGTTGACCAAATCGCGCTGTTGCTGCATCAACGCCTTGTCTTCGTCGTAGCGTTTCTGGAGCATGTCGGGGTCAACACCCATCTTGACCAGATACGCTCGCTCGGCCTCGGTCAACTTCTGCGCGTATTCCCCGGCCTTATTGGGGTCAACCGGGCCTTCGGACATCTGATTGAACTTCGCCCGCGCTGCATCAAACATGCCCGCACTGGGCAAGCCGCCAATCCCCGGTTGTGGTTGTGCCGGGGGACGGGGAGTAGCCGCAGGTGCCGACGGCGCCGCGTTCGGGAAACGCTCCATAGCCGCAAGAGGTTTGGGATAGTTGCGACCTTCGTTGCTGTAGGAGGCTTGCGGGACGGGAGGTTTGCCGATGTTTGCCGCGAGGCTCTGCACATCTTCGGCTTGCCCGGGGATAGCCGCTGACCCCATGCTCTTTTGGAACTCCTCCATCTTCTGCACGCGCTCGATCTTCTCGGCGCGCACTTCAGGAGAATCGTATGGGCTAAGGTCGATGCCCAACGCACGGGCTTTCTGATACAGCGGTGCAAACCCAGTGGTGAGCCCACCTTCGTTGTACCCCACGATCCCCCCATCAGCGTAGCCCTGCGCCATATCGGCACCGGGTGCTGCGGTCACACCCTGCCGCATATCCGCACCGGGCATCTGATTGGGCTGAGAGGCTTGCTGCGCCATCTCGCGCACCTTCTCCATCGCCTTTTGCTGTTGAAGCGCCATGATCCCTGCGCCGATACCGCCCTGCTGTGTAGCCTGCCCCATGCTCGGCACGGGCTGCGGCATCATTTGCCCTAACGCTTGCGCGGCGATAGTGGGGGCGCCATCGGCGTTCTTCTCGCGCATCCCGCTCATCAGCGCCATCAGCGCGGCGGTCGGTGCAGGGACTTGTTGATCCATCATGGCTTACTTACCCCCGAACAGTTTTTCGTACAGGCCGATCAGTCCGCCCGTGGTGTTCACAAAGTTGCTCAGGCCCGAAGGCTGTTGATATGAAGCGGCAACCGACTGGATCGGCAGACCCTGAAGCATCGACTGCTCAAACTGCAACATCTTGTAGGGGTAGTCGCGCTGTGCTTCGAACTCAGCCTTGTCCGCCGCGATACCCTGCGCCTCGATGTCGCGCTGCAAGCCGCCTGCGGTTCCGAGAAGGTTGGCGATGCCTCTGCCCTGCTCTTGCTCAGTGTTGAACTGATTGCGCCCTGCATCGTATGCAGAAGAATACCCTGCGGCGATGGCCCGATTGCTTTGGTCGAGCAGGTTGCGCTGCAACTCTGCATCCATGATGGCTTGGCGTGAGCCGCCATACGCACCGGCCTGAGACAGTTTGGACGCATTGCCCACCTGAGCAATCTGCGCCTGACGCTGCAAGTCCGAGAGTTGCGGAGCCAGTACCGCACTCAAGTACGGGTTCATGTAGTTGGCCGCGATGCCAGTGCTCTGCGCCGGAGTTGTCGGGCCGGTCAGTGATGCAGATGGCAGCGTGGGAGCGTTCGTGTTGGTAAACGACCCGCCGAAGTTGCCCGGGAATCCGATGTTTCCCAAACCTTGGAAGTATTGCTGTTGCAGGGAAGATGCCCCGGCAGTCAGCGGCCCGCCGTAGACCTGATACGGAGAGTCCGACAGCGCCTTCGTCTTGCCGAGCATGTCGGTGACATACGGGCCTGCCCACTCAGACAGGGTGGACTGACTGCCAAGCAGCTTGCCCGCATTGGGGCTCAGTGTGTTGCTTACTGACTTAAACGGATCGGTGGGGGTAGGCGAAGTGCCCGGATTGGTTGGCAGCAAAGACATGGTGAACCTTATGCGAGTTTCTTGAGTTCACGGTCAGCACCAGAGGGCTTGCCGCGCTTGGATTTACGCGCCATTGCTTCTACACGATCAAGCATGGCGTAGAGTTTACGCGCTCCTGCATCCGAGGAGCCGTTACCAATTTCAGATACGACGCGAGCGGGAATCACGAATTCACCGTCCGCGAGTTTTGCGGGCTGACCCGACTCCAGTTGCGCCGGGATATGGTCACTCACACCATCACCCGGGCCGCGCAGATAACGGCCCGAGGAGCCGCCCTTTGCAAATCGTTCAAGTCCTGCAATACCTACATTGCCGCCCATCGCAAAGGTTTCGGTATCCGTTGCCGGAGGATTGTTCGGGACTTGCACGTTCGGGGCTGTGGGCACGGCAGGCGGGGCCATCGGAGCCGAGAGGTTTTTGCGTCCTTGATATTGGATCGGGTTGAAGTAAGTAATCCCGCCCTGACCCGGGCGGTAGCCTTCCGGCCTTTGCTGTGCTGCCGGGGTCTGACTGCGCTGTGCGATGTAGGTGGGCACACCGCCCTGATACCCGACCGGCGCTTGGCCGGAATCCCCCATGCGGCTCAGGATTGCACCGAGACCCCCCATGCCGAGCAACTGTCCGATTTTTCCGTGCTCCGAAGTGCCGGTAAACAGAGAGCCCAGGGACTTCAGAACACTGCCACTGCTTGTATCAAGTCCGAGCCCCTTGAGGAGTTGACCGATGCCGCTGAATTGGAAATCCCAAGACGGTGTTCCGGTGGGGTCTAGGGCCGGGGGAAGGTCGTATTCCTGATCTACGAACTGGCCGTCGTATGTATACGGGGTTGTATCGTCAAACATATCAGCCTCGTCCGTTAATGATGTTCATGAGGTAATCGACCGAAGATTCAGGATCGCGCTCTGCCATTGCCAGTAACCGCTCTACAGGCGACATATCCTCATTTTCCTCTTCTTGACCCTCTCCGGCAAGGCGCTCCAGTGCGGCACGCTGCCCTTGGAAGTCCGTCACATCTGACATTGAGGTGCGGCCCGCATCCTTGCCGAACTTAACTGCATTGGCGTAGAACACGTTTGCCACACCCGGGCGGAACGGCTGACCGGGCGAAGGCGCAGCCGTCTGGGGCATCTGCACAGATGGGCGCGGGGCAGTGGTGGGTGTCTTTGCGGTTGTGCCGCCCCCGGTGGTCGTTGTCGTGCCGCCACCCGTACCCCCGCCAGTCGTGCCGCCTCCGGTGGTATCTCCCCCCGAAGTGCCGCCTCCGGTAGTCGTGCTCGTTGTCGAGCCCCCGTCAGTTGGCTTGCCGCCTCCGGTGGTTGTTGTAGTTGTTGTGGTAGCCGGAGCAGGTGCAGGTGCAGGTGCAGGTGCGGGTGCAGTAGATGGCGCAGGCGCAGGACTGGGTGCTTTTACCGTCGCCGGAGCGGGGGCAGGAGCCGTTGCGGGGGCAGGTGCGGGTGCGGGTGCAGTGCTAGGTGCCGGGGAGGGCGCAGTTGAGGGGGCGGGGGCTGTACTGGGTGCCGGAGCGGTGCTCGGAGCAGGGGCAGTAGCCGGAGCAGGAGAAGGCGCAGTTGAAGGTGCGGGAGCAGTGGTAGTCGCCGGAGCCGGAGCGTTGCTAGGTGCAGGCGCAGTCGAAGGCGCGGGAGCCGCACTCGGAGCGGGCGCAGTGCTCGGAGCAGGGGCTGTAGATGGCGCAGGAGTTGTCGCCGGGGCAGGGGCCGCGCTTGGAGCCGGTGCCGTGGTGGTGGCAGGAGCGGGCGCAGTTGAAGGTGCGGGGGCCGGAGCCGTGCTTGGTGCAGGTGCCGTTGTTGTGGCCGGGGCGGGCGCAGTTGAAGGTGCAGTCGAAGGTGCAGGAGCAGTCGAAGGTGCAGGAGCAGTCGAAGGTGCAGGAGCAGTCGAGGGAGCGGCAGAGGGTGCCGTTGTCTCGCTCGGCGCAGGTGCGGTTGTGGGCTTCGGCGCAGGTGCGGGGGCTGTAGTCGTGGAGGTTGTGGAGGTTGTGGACGGTGTAGAGGTAGCGGGGGCTGTTGCCGGAGCAGTAGTCGTGGAGCCCCCAGACACAATGCTCTCAATCTCGCTCTGCGTTACCGCGTTGCCGTCTTGATCGACTGCAATGACGGCATCGGTCTTGTTCTCTGCCGTGTCTTTCTTCTGGTCTGGGGTGACTTCTTGTTTAACCTCAGGCTCGTTCGCGGCTTCTTGCTCTGCCTTGGCAACCGGCGCTGTACCCGGCATCGGGGTCAGTTGCAAATTCAGACTGGGCGTTACCTGCGGGGCCAGTGCCGTCGCTCCTG